TTCTGTTATTCCAGATTCTGGAGTTTCTGGAACGTCAGGCGAAGGTGGCGGAACAGCAGTTGCCGCACCAATCGACGTTCGCTACACCGTGGAACGTATCAACAGTGTTGACTATGTGACTGCCGATCAGTTCCAACGTGGAATGCAGCAGGCTGCAGCTAACGGTGCAAAACAAGGTGAGCAGCGTGCCTTGACTACTCTTAGGCAGAACACATCACAGCGCCGGAGGATTGGTCTCTGATGGCAGATCAAACGTTTGCAGTAACAGTTGTCGCTAGTGGTGGCGGTAACCGCTATCGCTTTGATGGCGGATCTGTAGATGCCCAAACGCTGTCACTGACAGAGGGCAAGACTTACCGTTTTACGCAGGAAGATTCCAGCAACTCAGGCCACCCGCTTCGATTTAGCACCACACCGGACGGGACTCATGGCGATGGAGATGAGTACACAACAGGCGTAACGACTGCTGGAACTCCTGGCAGTTCAGGTGCTTACACGGAGATTGAAGTCGCCTTTGATGCTCCGCTGCTGTATTACTACTGCACAAACCACTCCGGAATGGGTGGTGCGGCAAGAACGATTGGCGAAGAAAATAGAGACAACAGCCTTGCGTTTGGGCACTACCTAACTTTGCGCTCACCGACCACCTTGGGTGATTACAAGTTTCAAAATTACTGGGTCGGTGAGAACGCAGACTTTAACGACACTGCTTTTGGCTTTATGCCGTTTGCCTTTTCAGGTGTCACGGTTACAAAGTCTGGTGACAATCAACCCGCAACACTTGCCTTCCCGAACAACGAGCTGAGCCGTCCATTTGCAACCATTGCTGTGCAAGACGAGTATCTAGCCAACGTTCGCACCGTGTTGATCGATCCAAATGACAAGGACGGCTACACCCTGATCAATCAGTACATCGGGCAGATCGTTAGCGCTAAATGGGATAGCAGTGCGTTGACGTTAGAGATGGCATCAGTGTTTGATGCTGTTGGAGCGGACGTACCACGCAAGCGTTTGACGCGGCAGCTTGTTGGTCACTTGCCTTTGACTAGCAGCGTTCGAGTGGCGTGATTGATCTAATCGGCAGACCGTATCGTTTAGGTGCCGATGGCACTGGAGCGGACGGAGCAATCGACTGCATCCATCTGGTCTATGTGGTGTTGGAGCGGATGAACATTCCAACGCCTGAGTTCAAGGATGACTGGTATAACCAGAGTGTTAGGCAGTATGGGCGAGATTTGTTGAAGTGGGGGAGTCGAATTGACCAGCCCGGTTACGATGGGGACGTGTTGCTGCTAGATCAGGGTGATCCTGTCTTTGCAGTCGTTTGGAGCAGAGGATGTCTCTACATCAATCGGCATTTGAAGGCGGTCGCATGGTGCCCTATCGACGGAGTGTCGAACAGCCACTGCTTCCGTATGAAAAGCGACTGATTGCAGCTCTTGGCTGTACTGAGCAGGAATATCGACAGTTTGCGCAGGAAGTAGAGCGTCGATACAAGGAACGCCCTGAGGAATATGCGCATATTCCTAATGTTCGTGGAGACGTTACAACAGTTTTAGTCAACCTTGCAATTAGCCTGATATTAACTGCGGCTTCAATGCTGCTTGCGCCAAAACCAAAACAACCTAAACAGGTTGAGCGTCGTCAACTTGCAGGTCGCACGGGTAAAGATATTTATGCGCCTTCGTTTGGATTTGACAGTCTTCAGGAGTTGGCGCAATACGGTCAAACCGTTCCAATCGCATTTACCCGTCGTAAGGGTCAGGTCAATCCTGACGATCAAAACAGCGACAAGGGAACAGGCGGTTTGTTGATTTCACCCCAGCTGGTGTGGTCCCGCATGAAAAGCTGGGGCGGCTATCAAATCGCTGAAATCGTGGCGATTGCGGGTCAAGGCAACATGGCCAAGCCTGAGCTTGCCGGAATCTTTCTCGGCAATAACGCCCTTGATGGCATCTATGAGGATTACTTTGATTTCTACTGGAACGGTGGCTTTGAGGTCCAAGGATCTGGCAGTCGTCTGCGTGCCTACAACCTGCGCTACGGAAACCTAGCAATTGACGGTGACAGAGATAACCCAGGTCTATCTGGTTCAGATCAGGTGTTTTATGCGCCCACGAGAAGTGGCGTAGCGCAACCTGCATTTTGTGGCGCATTCACGCCAACGTCTCAGACGCGGTTTGGTGTGTTTACTGGCGTCCCAAACGGCACGCCCTTCAGGCCAAATTGGAGAATTATTTCAATCGTAAAAGGGCAAGAAGATAAGACAGATCGTCAACTAAAAAATCAACAGAAAAAGCATGTTGATCCTTATTTAATGGACAACCACCCATTTGGGGGAAACTCAAAAGACGACGGCAGTGGCAGCAGCAACTGCGGTATGCCTGGTACGGGCACAAATTACGCAAGGCGCATTGGAATTGTTGAGCACATTCGCGGCGGAACAGTTACCAGGGTCACTCATGGTGTAAGGGACACCACCAGAGGAAACGAGAGCTGGAACAACCTTAAACAAGAGGTTGACTGCTTGGTGGGCGACAAGATTAAAGTTCTTATTGGCAAAGGACGGCAAACAGAAAAGCCTTTCTCTGCCAAAAGCATTGAAGATGTTGATCTAAGTGACATTCGATCTGCGATCCAAGCAGAATCGGCAAGGTATGACGCGATGTTTTCGCGTGGCTCTACTTGGATGGTGGGGCGTACCACTTGGAAGGTAACGCATCGCAGCATTGATGTTCCGTATGACGGCTCAAATGCTGATCACGTCAATAATGGCATTGTGATCACGCTTGAATGTATTGAAACCTGGAGTCGCCTGCAAAGGAAGATTGGTCTTGTTGCTGAAGAAGCAATTACGGTTGAAGACTATCTGCCATTTACTCAAGAAGGAGATGATATTCACGAAGCATGGTATCCGCTGCTTAAGTATGAACTTGGAACGTTCCAGAACACCCGATCCTGCGACGTAACTGAAATTGGCATTAAGTCGCAAGTTTGGAGCAAGTTTGAAGGAATCACTAACTTCAACACTGTCCCTTCCCCGGGAAAACTTGTTGAGGCAAACAAAGATAAGATCCAGTTGTCTGAAGGCAAGGTAACTTCTTTTGCGCATCGAATGTCGTTGTTTGCGGTAGACGTTCGACCCAGCAATTACGACTCCTCACGCAGCAATAACAACGGGTGGGTCAACATGGGCCCTTACTTGTTCGCTGTAGTCGGCAACTCGCCTGTTGATTTTTATTCGTTTATCAGGATCCAGCACCCTGATCGAGTGCAGTTCGAGTATCGACTACGTCCTTTTAATAGCGCAATCTTCGTAGAGCAAAGCGATGGGGCTGGCGACGTATTTGTTTTAGACGGAAGCCGGTTTGGTGCGCAAGCTTGGCTAAGCGATACAACATACGGTCAGTTTCAGTTCAGAGCGCGTGGCTATTTTGCTCAGCCAAGAAATTATTTTACGCACCTTGAAATGGCTGCGGTTCCTGAGCTTATTACAGACGACGAGGGACGCATCAACATTAACTACAGCAGCACGCAGAAAGATACTTCTAAATTTTTCCTAGAAAATTTAAGTATCACTAATAACGAGGTTGGCGATAATTATACAAGTACCGGCCTGCAAATTTTAGATAGAACTGAAAGCAATATTTACTCAATAGCCTTAGGCCTTGATCCCTTTTTCCACAACAATGAAGCAGGTCTCGACGTAGGTCACACCGCAGAGCTTCCGTGGGAATACACTCGTGACTCAGGGCGAGAAGTTTTTATGAAATTACATCTAGTTGTGTACGAGCAAAATTATGAGCATACGCGTAGAAATAAATGGTGGCGTGTTCAGCGAGTTGAGCTACTCAGCTATAACGGTGACTACTCTGAGGGAGATACGTTTACAAAGCACGCAAGAAATGGCAACGGCATTCAGTTTGCATTTAAGTATCAGTTCCTGCATCCTTCTAATTCGGCAGGACGGTTAGGTTTTAACTCAACGGCAACACGTCTTTGGCAGAAGTACAGCGGTCTGGCTGAAGTCTCTCACTACAGTGATTTGATTAGTCGGAGCTGTGATAATGGTACTGAGCATGAAATTGTCTACGTCAACGAAACACTTTCTGAAGAAACGACTCCTCAGTATGACGGTTGCGCAATGGCTGGCTTGAAACTTAAGTCCAGCGACAACTTCAACCAGCTCGATCAGCTTCGGACGTATCTCAAAAACGGTATTGAGGTGGAGCGTTTGATTGATGGAGATGTTGCGTCTAGCAACTTGTTGACTGACCTGCTTTGGTACTTAGTGACGAACAAGGACACTGGAGCGGGCAGCATCCTCAACAAAGATCTTGTTGACAAGGCGTTGCTGACGACGACTGGTCGTTACTTAGAAGCCAACAAGTTGTATTGGGACGACGTAATTGCAGAGCCAATTAATCTGCGCAGCTGGTTGTCTCAGCAAGCGCCAAGCGTTCTTTGCTTTGTGTCGTTGAAAAACGGCAAGATGAGCTTGGAGCCCGCCCTGCCCTACGACTCAAATCACAAGATTGACGCAAGCAATCCGGTGACAATTTCAGCGATGTTTACCGAGGGCAACATCATTGAAGACAGCCTTGAAATCACATGGCTTGAGCTTGAAGAGCGCAAGATGTTTCAGGCTGCAATTATCTATCAACGGTCACGAGTCAACCAGTTCCCTGAGCAGAAAACGTTGATTGCTTACTACGGCTCGGATAACAGCGATCTGCCGATCGAGGAGTTTACCTTTGGCCACATCACCAGCGATGAGCACGCCGCAAAGGTTGCTCGGTACTTTCTGTCACTGCGCAAAAACCTGACCCATACGATTACGTTCAAGACGTTGCCTTGGGGTTTGAACTTGGAGGCTGGCAAGTTTATCCGTGTTGCCAGCGAGATGAGCCCATACCGTCCCGACAACAACGGCATCATTCAGGATGATGGAACGATTGTGTCCATCAATGCGCTGGATGACGGAGACTACAGCGTTTATTACTGGGAGCGGAAGACGACTGCTGTCAACGAGGGAACTTTGCGCGTTAAAGACGGCAAAGCAACGGAACTGTTTGATTCGGTGTTTAGCTTGAAAGAAAGCGACAACAGCGATTCTCAGATTTATCAAATTGAGGCATTGGATGTTGACCAAGACGGCATCGTCACGATCAAGGCCAGTAACTACGCAGTTGACGATAACGGCGTTAGCCAACTTGCTATCGACGTTCTCGACACTGCAGGCGCGATTACAATTGAAGGAGGTATAGGCGAGTAATGGCATTTCCTGCACATGAGCCCACTGGCCGGTCTTTTGACGCTGGTGACTACCGCTATAAAACCTTCTCGTCCCAGTCCGGCAAGGAAATTCGAATCCTCTATGGCGACAAGCGGACTGGCATGAAACTGCAACTGCAGTACGCCAACATCGCTGACACTGCGGCTGATGACTTCATCACCCATTACGACGAGGTAAAGGGCGGCTTTGATGTGTTTACACTGCCGTCCGAGTTTCGAGCTGGCTGGAACGGTGACGCAGATGCGATTGACGCTGCAACGGGGAATGACTGGCGATACGAGTCACCACCGCAAATAACGTCTGTGCGTCCGGGCACCAGTAGCGTTACAGTCAACTTAATTGGTGTGCTCTGATGGCAAAGGTTTACACCGGCAGAGATGGCGTAATGCAGCTTGCTGGAACGACCCTTGCCAAGGTCGTCAATTTTGCTGTGTCCAGCAATTTGGAGACGCTTGAAACCACGACCCTTGGCGATGGCGTCAGAAGCTATAGCCCTGGTGTTACGGGTTATTCCGGCAGCGCAACGTTGTTGTATTACAAGGACGACGACGACAATGTCAACACGTCGGATTTATTGAGCAGTTTGATTAAAACCGGCACGGATGGAGTCAGTTCAAGCGATACGGTTGAGTTGACGTTTCGATGGGTTGATGGAACGGACAACAATGACATCAAGCTGACGGCGTATATCACCAGCGCAAGCATTGGCGCAGCAACTGGTGACATTGTTAGGGCTGAAATTGCGTTCCAGGGGACTGGCGCTCTTGCCACTGCATCCATCGGGTCATGACGGTTTATCTTGGAACGCACGGCAAGGTCGAGCTTAAACGTGCTTTCGATGGCGGCGTAGTGTCTTCAACAATCAAAGTTGACGACGTAAACGCAACAGCAAAACGTTTTAGCTTTGATTTTGACCATGGTCAGTTGCTAACTGGCGATCAAATTGAAATTACAAGCACGGATGACAGCGCTCTTGACTTTATCGATAGCTACACAGATTCAAGCGTAAAAAAGTTTATTTACGTTGACGAGCTAGATGGGATCAGGCTTTACGACAGTTTTGCCAACGCAGTGGCTGGCGGCAAAACGAACGCAACGTCGCTTGCTGCTCCTGGGGACGACATACCTGTTGAAGTAGAGGTTAAAAACGCAAGTCACCGTGTGATCGCGCAAGTTAACAGTTTTGAGATCAATACTGAACGAGAAACTGTTGACACGACCTCGCTGTCAGATGAGTTTAGGACCCGAGTCAACACGCTAATTTCTGGTTCAGGAAGAATTAGTGCATTCTGGGAATACACCGGAGACACAACCAATGAGCTGCCTAATTACATGATGGAGCTTGCGCTAAGAACGCGAGTCGGCAGTAATTTTGAAGGCAAGTTTTACCTAAAGGTTAAAGATTACAACCCAAGCGGCGTTACAGATCGTTCAAATGATGAAATTTGGTATCAAGCAAATGGAATTATCACGGCAGCAGCTGTTCAGTTTGCTCCAGATAATACGGTGCAAATAACTGCTGACTTCATAACTACTGGAGAGATCCAAATCCGTATGGAGCTGGAGACTGCTGACACCACTCTCACGGAAGGCGGCGATGAAGTCGTTCTTGATCAAGACGACACTGCTAGCCTGGATCTGGATAGTGACGAGGACTAGGAGCCCCGCTAATGGCTGACAAAAAGATCAGCGAGCTTAATTCGCTCACCGGCTCCGCTCTAGCTACCGGAGACCTTGTTGCTGTCGTAGACACTAGCGCCAGCGAAACCAAAAAACTGACGGTTGGCGCTCTCATCGAGAACGGCGTTGACCTGATTGCTGACGACAGCATCCCCGGCGCAAAGATTTTGTTTGGTACGGGTGAGGTTGCTGGGACGGCACTGGTTGATGCTGGCGTAGCAACTGCCAAAATTGCTGACGATGCAATTACGGCAGCAAAGATCGCTAACGAAGCAACTTGTGATCTAGTCACAACGCTTCCGGCATCTGGTGGTTACACGGGCCAGCTTGCGCTGGATACCGATGATAACAAGATCTACATCTGGGACGGATCGGCATGGCAGTCAGTTAAAGGTGCTGGTTCGGTCAATGCTGTTGTCGGCACCAGTAGCGGCATCGTCAACATCACCATCAGCACCAGCGGTGATGAAGTAACGATCACGCCATCACTGGATAACACCAGCGCAGGCGCACAGTTTCTTGCTGGTCCTACTTCTGCATCTGGAGCGGTCAGTTATCGAGCGATTGCAAGCGGTGATTTGCCGACTGCAACTTCATCAGCAAAGGGCGCTGTTGCCGTCAACGGCAATGGTCTGACGCTGAGCAACGATGAAATTCAGATTGACAACACCGTTACAGCAGAAACGACTGAGCATCATCTTGTTCAGTACGACGCCAACGGTCTGATCACTGCTGGTCGGGTTATTGCTGCAAGCGATCTGCCCGAAGCAACGTCTAGCGCAAAGGGTGCTGTTGTCCCTGGATCAGGTCTAGAGGTTGCGTCTGGTGGAACACTGAATCACACCAACAGCACAACAGCTGGCACCTTTACGAAGGTGACTGTTGACGCTCAGGGTCACATCACGAGTGCAGTAAACCTTGCTGCTGCTGACATTCCAGACCTTGATGCAGCCAAGATCACATCAGGCGCTCTTCCAACTGCACGACTTGCTAATGATGCAATTACGGCAGCAAAGTTAGCCGACTCTTCGATTACCAAATTTGGTGGTGCGGGTGCAACCGATAACGTTGTTGTCTTCCCTGACGGTGACTTCAAAGGTCAGTTCTTCTTCGACGAGAAAAATGAAGACCTTTATATCTATACGGGTGAATCGTTCCTGCCGATCACGGTTATCAGCGGCAACCTTGTCAACGCTGGAACGTATAACGCCAACACCAACCTGCTGAGCAGCGTCACAACTGCTGGTTCTGCTGCTGGCTTTACCAACGGCTCTGCACTTCCTGCACCTGCTACTGGCAACCTCAACTACTACGTTGTTGTTGACACGTCTGGAACGGGTTCAGGCAACGCACCAGCAGTTGCTCTGGCCCCACCAGACATGCTGATTTCACTTGGAACAGGCTCAACGTTCCAGCTGATTGACGTGTCTAACGCTATTGCCGGTCAGACGGCAAGCAATATCTCTGTTGTTGCGGCAGGCAACATCAGCAGCACGGATGTGCAGGCTGCACTGCAAGAGCTTGACACCGAAAAGGTTGGTAGTGCCAGCCCGTCGTTTACTGGAACGGTGGCGCTAGGTCAGAACGCCACGCTGTCATTTGAGGGTTCATCAGATAACTCGTTTGAAACCACGCTGACGGTCACTGATCCGACTGCTGACCGCACGATTACGTTGCCGAATGTCACTGGAACGGTAGTGACGACTGGTGATACAGGCAGTGTTACCAGCACGATGATTCTGGATGGCACGATTGCCAACGCAGACATCAGTGCAAGTGCAGAGATTGCGGTCAGTAAGCTTGCGAACGGCACCGCACGTCAACTGCTGCAGACCGATTCTGCTGGCACTGGCGTTGAGTTCACCAGCAATGTCGATATCCCTGGAACGCTGGACGTTACGGGCGTAGCAACGTTTGATAGCACCACCACGTTTGTTGGTAACGCCACCTTCAACGGCAGCATTATCTTTGAGGGTGCTACTGCTGATGCGAATGAAACGACCCTGACAGTTACTGATCCGACGGCAGATCGGACGATCACATTGCCTGATGCAACGACAACTGTTGCTGGCCTTGCTGTTGCTCAGGCGTTCACAAAAGGACAAGCTGGAACGCCAGTTGCTTTGACCGATGCCTCTAGTGTTGCGATTGATTTATCGCTGGCCAACAACTTCACTTTGACTCTGGCAGGCAACAGAACGCTTGCCGCTCCATCCAACGTTACGGCTGGTCAGTCTGGTGTAATTGTGGTCACGCAGGACGGCACAGGCAGTAGAACGCTTGCATACAACTCGATCTACAAGTTTGCTGGTGGGACGGCACCGACTCTGACAACAACGGCTAGTGCTGTTGATGTTCTTGCCTACTATGTGGAAAGCTCGACCCGTATTACGGTCACCTCGCTGCTGAACGTGTCATGAGTATTCCTGGAAGTGCAAGCCCGCTGTTTTTCCAAACGGCGGCTGCTGACGCTGCTGCGTTCACGCTGCAAAAAAGCGTTCGGTTTAACTCAGCAGATTCGGCGTATCTTGGGAAAACATTTAGCAGTGCTGGCAGCACAACAACCTGGACGCTTTCCTTTTGGATTAAAAGAGCAAAGCTTGGCAGAAAAGGCATACTTATGTCCTATAACGGTTCTTCAATTGCAGAGCCTGACTACGCAAATATCCAATTCAACAGCAGTGATCAGCTCGAAGTTGGTTACGCTTACGCTACATACAAGAAAACAGATCGTAAATTCAGAGATCTTTCGTCTTGGTATCACATAGTCGTTCGATTAGAGACTGGCAATTCTACAGCTAGCGACAGGGTTCAAATTTATGTAAATGGCGTAAAAGAAACAAGTTTTGCTAGCACGCATGATCCTGATTCAAGTCAAAGTTTGGCGTGGAACAAAGCTCATGACCACAGGTTCGGCTCAGAAAATAATCAGTTTTATAACGATTGTTATTTTGCAGACACTTACTTCATTGACGGTACTGCACTTGATGCTGATTCATTCGGAGAATTTGATGATAATGGAGTGTGGCAGGCCAAAGACGCTTCTGGCTTGACATTTGGAACGAACGGATTTCATCTTTTTGACTTCGCCAATGAAAGCGGGATCGGCAATGATTCCAGCGGCAATGA